TCTAAATTAGTAATTTTAACGTACTTAATGTTATCACTATCGAAAGCAGTATCTGCTCCTGCTGTACTAGCTGTAGCTATTGTCGTAAAACCACTAGAGTTATTAGGTATTTCAAAAATACGTTTTGCTATATGAGTAACGCTTGCTATTGTTTTTGTAGTTGTTTGTGTGTAATCTACTCCATTAAGAGTAATGCTTTCTGCTATTGATACTGTAAGAGTTGCAGGGGTTATTGTTGTTGCCATTTTTTTATAGTTATTGTTATATTAATATATATATGTATTTACTAATTAAATAGTAGTTATTAGTTACTTCTTGTTTGTGACGGATTGCTGTCGGGTTAAACCTGACCAACACATGCACTTGCATTAAATTCTACCTCAATAGTTATGCTTGCTGTCCATCCTGTTACCTCATTATCAAATCGCTCAGTAAAAGGCTCACAGCTAATACTATCCTGCAACCTGATCGTGTTTCTAAAATCATTTACGTCAGTATTTAATGCAGAATGTCTAATGTTACTTATTACATCGCCAATAATTTCTAGTTGATCACTTAACACATCATTCTCGTTGCTTTCATCCTTACTCACTAAGTCCATACAAATGATCTGGAATGAGTAAGTTAGGTTTCCAGTATCGTAACTAGCTGTCTCAGTAGATACGTGCATAATAGGGTACTTTTCGTTTTTATTTAAGTCAACTTCAAAAATATCGCCAAAACTAATTGTTGCTAATTGTGTCTGTGCATTAAAAGCATCCTCAAATACTTCATATAGCATTTTAAGAGTTACGTTTTTTAATTCAAAACCTTTGTAAAATACGCTCATGTTATTTGTTTTCTAATCTTGTTAAGTCTTTTTGGTATGCTATAAAATTAAAGCACTCGTCAACCGATAAATTCAGCACCTGATCAAATTTTAAAATGTCACCATTTGCCAAGTTATAAATTATAGAGTACCATCCATAGTTTTCCGTAAAAGCTTCTTCGTCTGTCTGGTGCGTTCTCTCCTCGTCTTCCTGTCCACTTGCGAATATGCTCGCATAATTTTCATGTAGTCTGTTACAATACCCAAAAAAAAAGCGGCTGCACCATTTACAACCTCAACGCTCAAGCTATCTAGGTACACTTTAGCACGATTGTTAGCTGTTATAAAATCGTAATCCTCTATATCGTACTTCTCACCTTTTCGATTGGTTATAGGTCGATAAAGTATGCCCATAATTTTGTGCATGTTTTCCCATCCATCACCAAGAGCATTGTCAAGATCTACAAATTCTTTTAGCTTTAAATCACGCATGTTAGGGTGAAAGCCATACTCTACGCCATCAATTTCAAACTCTATAACTAGCTCTTCGCTAGGTTTAGTTTCCATTAATCCGCCAAGTCTTTTGACAGCTTTGTTTATAACGCTTTTACTTGCTTGCCCTATGTGATCTGGATTAGCCCCTGTGAAGCAAGTAATTAAGTGCATTTGTTTTTCTGCTTCGCTTAATTCGTCATTGTAAGTGTCCATAAACTGCATGTACTTGCGTAAGCTTACCTCGTTCCACTTGTTAGGTATGTAAAATTCTTTTTTGTTGATAACTAGCTCCATCGTATTAATATATAAAAAATTAGTTTTGAGTATATTGCCATCGGTTTTAGTTTTTAAGGGGTAGGCAGACTGTCATTGGTCGCTTGCCCCTTTTTATTGTACATAATATTTGCCTGTCGATCTTAGCTCATAAATCATTCGCATCATTAAAGCATCAGAGTAGTCAGGTGATCTGCCTATGCTTGTCTTTACCTCATCCTTGCCAATCAACTGCAATTTGCCATCTTTGTCAAAATTCTTACGCCTTACTTGTTCCAACTCCTGAACGATAAGGTTTTGTATCTGGATATTTTCTGTTTGTATATAGATCATTGATTTGTTAACTCGATCTGCTAATGTATAATAGCATTGAGTTTTTAGGTTAGCATAATTCTCACCTTTTAAAGGTTTGCTATTATTGACAAAACCTTTGCACCTTAGTATATCTTTAACACCTCCGCCAATTCCGTCCTCATCTACGCAAATATTAGCTAATGGTATGCTATACCTCAGTTGTAGTTCTTTTATCTTGTTAGCAGCTTCCGTAACGCTGTTTACATCCATTGTAACGATCTGTTGCACTCGTAACCCATTCCAGAGCATGATAACAGTCTTGTCCTTTCCGTATCGTGCTATATCGGCTGTTATAAACATATCACCCAGAACTGCTGTCTCATTTTCAAAAGCAGCTAATATAGCATCGTAATTAATTAGCTTGTCTTCGCTGTCATCATATTCCCAATTACCAAATAGCAACCTCTGTTTACTGATGTCATCTAGTTTATTAAGTTGCTCTGCGTAATGCTTAGATACGTGCTTATTGTCAGTAACTAGCGATTGTATAAACTTACGATGCTCTGGTAGTTTATTCTCTTTATATGGTTTGTAAAATTTAGAGTAAACCCATTCTTTGCTAGGGTTACAAGTGAGCAACATTTTTGGTGTCAATCCAAACTTGTCTAGCTTGTACCTAATTCTAGAGCCAAGTATCTGTTTTGCTTTCTCTGTTATTTGTGAGCACTCATCTACAAATGCTGCTGTTATTTCTAACGATCCAAGACTGTCGAAATTCCTATCGCTAGGATAAGCAAATAAGTCCTTTAGCATTACTTCGCTACCATTGTAGAACGTAATTATGTTTGATCCTGCGTTAAATTTATAATGTAATTCTGCATGCAATTCCCATTGTTTGCATACCTCAAAAAAAGTGTTAAGAGTAGTAGTTTTTAATGCTGTTAATTTACTTCTGCCAATTAATGTACGTATTCCATCATGCTCCATACAAAGCCAAATGATCCACGCACAACCTAAGTAAGACTTGCCACCTCCTGCTGCACCTCCGTACAATACTTCGGTAGTAGTTTTGTCAGTTAGATATTTTAGGGCTTGCCCCTGTTTACTCGTGAACGTCTGTGTCCTCATCTATTACTAGCTTAATGTTTACAGGCTTATCACCTCCAGAATGCTCTAGCTCTTGCCTTTCAACGTATCCACGTTTTTTGCCTTTTGTTTTTAGATAGAATATAGTCGCTGAGGTATTGCCATCACCGATCTGTTTATGTAATTGACTTTCTGCAAAGTCTAGTGCAACACTTTCTATGTCCTTAACAGCTTTTGCAAATTCCTTATCGTCATTTAGCCAGTTGTAATATGTTGATCGTGCAACTCCTACTGACTTAACTGCTGTTGTAACTACGCCTAGAGTTTTCTCTAATGCTTTTAGTACAGCATCCTTTTTTATGTGTCCAGTTTCGTCCATGTTTATATGCCTTTAATTGGTATTTTTACAATCGGATTAAGGTCAAAGCCTTTTATCTTTTTACCCCTTTGTGTTGTATCATTCTTTACAATACCCTTGCCCCACTTCTTTTGTAGTAATTCTAATTGCTCAACTTCTCTGCTTATTGTACGATAGTCTGCACAACCTCCTTTGTTGCCATGATCCTTTTTTACCATATAAGCAAAGTTAATCCTTAGCAGCTTTCTGTATGTGTTACAATTCTGTATGCAATAGTCGTAGTCTTCTTTTAATGGTATACGTTCATCAAACGTTAGATCGTTATTAATAAAGCCCATGAACGATCCGCTTATTGTACTCTTTAAAGCAAATGGTGTGTATTCTCTGTAACTGCCTTTGTCTCCTATAATGTTTAAGCCCCATAACTTACAACCGAATTGCTCACAAAGTGCAAAGCCATGCTCTATAAATTCTGTTACGTCCTCTATGTTTTTAGACTTAGGCAAGCCATTCTCTGTACTCCAGAACTTCAATGCTTCTATGTCATCGTCAATGATTAAGCCCCTGTCTTTTATATAGTGCTTTAGCATATAGTTTCTTACTCTTGCTATGTTACCTCTTATGCTATCAGGCATTACCTCAACATTGTAACCCTCGTCTATGTATTCCTGAGCTTCAAACTCATGCACGCAGTATATTATGTCTGGAATTATTTTGTGTGTCTTAACTCCTTTAGCTCTTTTGTAACTCGGTGCGTATATTTTCATATTCCTTTAATAGGTGTGTTAAATTTAAAGCTAGTTTTTTTCCATTCCATAGCTTTGTAGCCCCATTTGTTGTTGATCATTGTAGCATAATATCTTTGGTCTGCCTTAGTATATTTTATTACACTTTCTGCACCACCATCTTCTCCAAACGTCTCAACACAATATTGGTTGTCTTTTATTAATCTTCTATGTAAATTAAGCTTCTGCAAATAAAAGTCTACGTCCTCACCTATTCTTAGCCTTTCGTCATATTGCAAGCCATCGTTTACATTTATTAAAGTCATGTGATATATTATTTTGTTTACACTAAACGGAGCCATGTCCTTAAATTTCATCATGTCTGCATTGTATTCAAAACCTCCATAATAAGCACCCATGTCTTTTGCCATTATTTCTAGCTTCTCCATTAACTGAATAGCATCGTCAGGCTCTAGGTTTACGTCCTCTTTTTTTCTTTTAATATGTTTGATGTCATCATCAAGTATCCATCCGTAACCATCAGGTTGTTGCTCTTTTATTAATTCTAAAATAGCATTTCGCTTCTTGCTTACTGATCCATCTTTGCTATCAGGTATTACCATAACTGCTTTGCCATAATGTTTTCGGTAGTCATCTGCTTGACTTTCTGGCACAACTATATTGCCCATGCCTAAGTAGTCAAATGTTCTTACGCAATTAAACCTATTGTAGCTAGCTATGTATATGTTAGACATCTTTAATGCTGTTAAGATATTCTGCACCATTTATAACTCTGCCGATTCCTTTACTCCATGGTTTGCCATTCTGTCTTTTACTACTTACGCTTTTTAATTCAAAGTGAGTTTGTGCAGATAGCCAGTCTACGTCATTATCAAAAAGGAGTACAACGTAATTGTGGCTTTCATCCAGATATTCGCTAAACTCAATTTCTTGCTCCTCAATTTCTGCTTTATCATTTAAGGTAGGTACATCAACGCCCCAATCAACTAATGGCATTTCGTGCATATCATTTGCAAGCATATCATAGTCCCATACACCAAAACTAGCATTGTCCTTAACTACAAATTCGTTAATAATGTCTTGCCTTGTTTTCTTAACTCCTTTAGCTTCATACTTAGCTATTGTTTTATCAATATCAGCTTCTGTTAATATTTGGTAAGGTACTTCTTTATATCCTAGCTCGATCAAAGCTCTGTATCTCATGTTACCCCCTATAATAGTCATGCTTTCATCTACTACAATAGGTCGTAAGTTTAGCATTACGTCAAAGTCCTCTAAGCTCTTTTTTAGCTTTTTAAAACTGATCTTGTCAATAGTACGTGGGTTATCCTGATTAGGATTAATTTTGCTAATAGCTATAGTGGGTGTTTTCATTTGATAAAAAGTTAATTTTGTTATTTTTAATTTTGGTTAATTCAAATTGCAAATGATCTATTGCCTTTTGTATATCTTGTTCAACAGGATTGCCAGGTTTCTTTCCAGACCTTAACAAATATGTTGTTGCTGTTCCTACATTGTAAGACAATTCGTAGTCTGCAATAACTTCATGTGCTTTTATCTTTTTGTGTTTACCTATGTAATAAGTAGGCACATTACCTTTGTTTGCCATTTTAAGACTGTTTAAGCGATTATTATTTCTTTTTGACACTAGACCTTAGCGCATGTTTTTTTATTGCGTTAAAAACCGTGTTAAGACATGAACTGCAATTTGTAGTATTTGTGTAAGTAGTGCCATACATATCATTGTATAGGTTAATCAGCTGTGTTTTAACTTCAATAGTAGGCGCTGATCCATTCTTGCACAACTCGTACAACTCCTTTGCTTTTTGTATATGTGCTTCTGTTACCATTTTTTTAGTGGGCAATTTTCTGTTTTCCATGCAGCTTTAGTTTCTACTGGGCAACCACACTTGTTGCATTCCATTTTATCATGTTCTAGCCATTCGCATCTGGAACAAGTATGCACCCTATCATAATAGGTTTGGTTATCTACATTCTCAAAACCTCCCAAAACTCTTTTAGCTACTGCTTTAAAGTAGTTATAGCTTTGTACCATCAATTTTGCTTTGTTCATCTCTATATAGTTTTATAATTCCGTAGCAAGTATTTTGTTTGCTATCTGAGTTAGTGTAAACGATGTCAATATCGTCAAAGTACACTTGATCCAAGTCAAGTACATATTCTAGCACTCCCTCTTCATTGTATACCTCAATAACAGGAATGTCGTAATCTA